GGCAATCCGTGGCTGGGACAATGGGCGCGGTGTCGACCCTGGGCGCCTACTCGGGTCCGCTCAGTCAGACGACAACAAAGCTCACAATCATATCCAGGGCGAGGCATCGTACAGCGCGCAGTCGCTCTCCTTTGGGAAAAACACAGAAGGATACACGGCTGGCCATCGCCTGGCTGTGGATGGCGGATCACGGACCCCTAACCCATTAACATCGACGCGCGGAGGCACGGAATCCCGTCCCCGCAACATCCCCAAAATGATCTGCATTAAATATTGAGGCCGGCCATGAATATCTATCACTACAATCCGCTGACTGGTGAAAAGATCGGATCATCCATCGCCAGACTGGACCCGATTGAAGAAAAACCGATGATTCCAGCACACGCAACAACGGACGCGCCGCCCACCACCGGTAGCAAGCAGGTCGCCGTTCGTGAGGGTAATGCGTGGACCGTAAAGCCAGACTACCGAGGCACAACCTACTGGTTACCTGATGGATCACGCGGCGAAATCGCCGATATCGGCATTGAGCCGCCGGTAGGTGCCGTGTTCACTGAGCCGGAAAAAGCGCTCACCGATGAAGAAATCATCGACACGGCAGAACGCGCCATCGATCACCTCTGCGACACGGTTTATACACAATATGCCAGCCGCGCCACCCGCTACGAGCAGAAGTACCAGGAGTCACTGCGCTACGTGGCGGCCGGTTACCCGGGCACCGTATCGGCCAACGATTACCCCTACCTGGTGTATGAATCGGCCAAGCGCGGACTGACCAAGCGCGAGCAGGCCGACCTGATCATTGCCATGGCGGTGGCGTTCAACCAATTCGGCGCCCATGCGGAAGCGGCCCGCGCAGAACTGCCCGGAGCCGTGGCAGCCGGCGTGGATACCACCGATAAACAGAACGCGGCGGACGCCATTGTTGCCGCCATCAACACCCTAGCCCAAGCACTGGAGGCCTAACATGCCCGCTGATTATCACCACGGCGTCCGCGTCGCAGAAGTTACCGAGGGCACCCGCCCCATTCGCATGATCAACACCGCCGTCATCGGTATAGTCGGCACCGCGCCGGATGCTGATGCGGCCAAGTACCCGCTTAACACCCCGGTGCTGATCGCCGGAAACCGCTCGGAGGCCGGTGCGCTGGATACGGTTGGCGACGGCAATGGCAGCTTGCCGGCTGCCATGAATGCCATCTTTGACCAGATCGCCCCTAATGTAATCGTGATCCGGGTTGAGGAAGGTATTGACGACGCAGCCACCGCCAGCAACGTCATCGGTACCGTGCAGGCGGACGGCACCCACACAGGTCTGCAGGCGCTGCTGACCTGTAAGGCCAAGGTCGGACTCAAGCCGCGCATTCTCGGTGCGCCGGGGCTGGATGTGCAAGCCGTGGCTACCGAGCTCGAGAGCATTGCCGACAAGCTGCGCGCCTTCGCCTATGTGAGCTGTGACGGCGCCGCCACCAAAGAGGACGCGGTCGCCTACCGGGCCAACTTCGGCAGCAAGCGCATGATGCTGATCTGGCCGGAATTCACCGGCTGGGATGTGGCCACCAGTCAAACCGTGGTACTGGCGGCCGTGGCCAGGGCACTGGGGCTGCGCGCCAAGATCGACAACGATATCGGCTGGCACAAGAACCTCTCCAACGTCGCCGTGTCCGGGGTGACCGGTATCAGCAAGGATCTCTATTTCGATCTGCAGGAAGAGGCCACCGACACCAACTACCTGAACGGCAGTGAAGTAACCACCCTGATCCGTGAGGACGGCTTCCGCTTCTGGGGTTCACGTACCTGCAGCGCCGACCCCAAGTTCGCGTTCGAGACCGCAACCCGGACGGGCGACATCCTGGCCGACACCATCGCCGAGGCTCACATGTGGGCGGTCGATAAACCCATGAGCAAGACCCTGATCCGTGACATTGTGGAGGGTGTTAATGCCAAGTTCCGCGAACTCAAGGCCCTGGGCTACATCGTGGACGCGCAGGCCTGGGTTGATCCGGACAAAAACACCGTGGAGGTACTGGAGAGCGGCAAGCTGTATATCGACTACGACTACACGCCCATCCCGCCGCTGGAGAACCTGCAGTTCTTCTCCCGCATCACCAACGAGTACCTGGTGCAGCTGATTCAACAGTAAGGCGTAGCGCCCACCCTTCGGGGTGGGCGGTCGACCCATCCGGTTAACGAAAGAGGATTATCAAGATGTTGCCAAAGAGCCTGAAAAATTTTAACGCCTTCATCGATGGTGAGGGGTATGCCGGACGGGTTGATGAATTCGTCCTGCCCAAACTGGCCCGCAAGATGGAAGAGCTGCGCGCCGGCGGCATGAACGCACCCATCGATATCGACATGGGCATGGAGAAACTGGAGACTGATTTCACCCTGCACGAGGTCTCCCGCGCCATCCTGAACCAGTTCGGCCTGTGGGATGTGTCCGGCGTTGGCATGCGCTTTCGCGGCGCCTACCAGTCAGACGACAGCAGCTGCACCACCGACGCTGTGGAAGTGGTCATGCGCGGCCGCTTCAAGGAAATCGACATGGGCACCGCCAAGACCGGCGACGACACCAAGATGAAGGTCAGCGGAACCCTGACCTACTTCAAGTACATCGTCAACGATGAGGTGGTGATCGAGATTGACGTACTCAACATGATTGAGATGGTCAACGGCGAGGACCGCCTGAAGAAACAGCGGGAAGCCCTGGGTCTGTAGCCCGGCACCCTTAACGAGCAACAAGCGGCCAGGGACGGCCACCCTATTTTTTATTTGGAGAACATACCGTGAGTAAAGAAGAGACCCGCATTATTCCACTGGTTAAACCCATCGTCCGCGGCAAGGATGACAAACAGAAGTCCTACAGCGAGCTGACCCTGCGCAAGCCCATGGGTGGCGATCTGCGTGGCACCCGCCTGGCGCTGCTACTGGCCATGGATGTGGACAGCGTATTCGACGTGGTGCCGCGTATCACGGACCCCATGATTACCGCCAATGACCTGGCCACCATGGACCCGGTGGATATTGTCAATATCAGTGCGGAACTGACTGGTTTTTTAACCGGGACATCAGCGGAGATTTCCCCGCCGCTGTAGAGGATGCCATGGCGGATATCGCGGCCATTTTTCACTGGCATCTATCCGCCATGCAAACCATGTCGTTAGGCGAACTGGCGATGTGGTGGGGAAAGGCCCGGGAACGGGCTACGCCGGAGAGTGAGTAGGCTTCATCAACCAGACGAAGAGCAGCAGGATAGCCCAGAACTGCCAGCCAAACCCACTCTCCCCTGCCTGGATCAGCAGGGCTGGTACGGCAACGGCAGATATCAGTGCATTTCTAAGCATATAGGCATTATAGCATGAGCTTGCGTGATTTGGAGTTGGCTGTTGTTCTGAAGCTGGTTGACCGGTTAACCGGACCAGCAGACAAGGCAGGTAAGGTTTCCGGGCATCTGGCAAAGCAACTCCAGGCCACCCAAAAGCAGCTCAAGCAGGTCAACCAGGCGGCCAAGAAAACCCGCTCACTGGAGACCCTGAACAAACGCCTGGGAACCACCGCCCAGCAGCTGGACGCATCCAGAAAGCGATTAGGCGAGCTGCACAAACAGTTTAATCAGGACGGCCCGTCCAAGCGGCTGCAACGGCAGATAGAGGCGGCCAGGAAAAAGGTTAACCGCCTATCTAACAGCCACACCACGCTCAAGCAACGGGTCGGCCAAGCTAGAAGCGAGTTGCGCAAGGCCGGTATCGACACCAGAGATCTGGCCCGCGCACAGTCAAACCTGGACGCCAAGACTACCAGGCTGAATAAGCAGCTGGATCGGCAGAAGCGGCTGCTGGCCGGCTGGGGTAAGTTTCGCGGTTCTATATCCAAGGGATGGGACAAGACCAAAAGTGCCTGGCTATGGGGAGCGGGTGCTACGGCAGCCGGTGGCGTGGCCGGCGCCAGCCTGCTGGGCAAGGCCCAGGTGCAGGATGATTTTCTCGCTGTGCTGGAGGTGCTGGAAAACAGCGAAAAGAAGGCGGCCGCTTCGCTGCGCTGGGTCGACAATTTCGCCGCCAAGACCCCTTATGACCTGGAACAGGTCACCGAGTCGTTCGTCAAGCTGCGCGCCTATGGGCTTGACCCGACCAATGGGCTGTTGAAGGATCTGGGGGACACGGCGGCCGGCATGAGCAAACCCATCATGCAGGCGGTAGAGGCCATCGCCGATGCGGTGGTAGGTGAGAACGAGCGCCTGAAGGAGTTCGGCATCAACGCCAATACCAGCGGCAGTAAGGTCACCTACAACTATACCGACCGGCAGGGCAAGCAGCACAGCAAGTCGGTAATGAAGGGCGATCGAAAAGGGATCGAGCGCGCCCTGCGCTCGATCTGGAGCGAGAAGTACGGCGGAACCATGGAGAAGCGGGCAGCCCGCTTCTCCGGCATCGTGTCGAATATCGGTGATCACTGGTCCCGCTTCCAGCGCATGATCATGAACTCCGGTCCCTTCGATCTGCTGACAAAAAAGCTCGGCAACATCCTGAACAAGGTAGATGCCATGGCAGCCAATGGTCAACTGCAGGCATGGGCGGATGCGGTTGGCGGACGTATTGTTCAGCTAATTGACGGCATTACGGCAATTGGCCGCAAGATCTGGTGGCTGACCACAGCGGCACATCGAGCACTGGATCCGATCGTGCAGTTGATGGGTGGCTGGGACAATTTCGCTGTGATGCTGCTCTCCATCAAGCTGTTGCCAGTCATAACCGCCGTGACATGGCTGAGTAAGGCGGCCATGTGGCTGGGCGCCAATGCCCTACCCGTGGTTGGGCGCGCACTGCTATGGATTGGCAGACTTCTGCTGATGAACCCCATCGGTCTGGCGGTAACGGCCATCGCCGGCGCGGCCTTCTTGATCTACAAATACTGGGAACCGATCAAGGGATTTTTCGTCAACCTCTGGAACGGAATAATCGACTACCTGACTGGATTGCCTGACCGTTTCCTGAACCTTGGCAGCGCCATCATGGAGGGGTTGAAACAGGGCATGGTGAATCACTTCATGTGGATACACAAACAGATGAAGCGCCTCGGTGATCTGATGCCGCAGTGGCTTAAAGAGAAGCTGGATATCAACTCACCATCAAGGGTGTTTGAGCAGATCGGCGGTCAGGTCAGCGATGGCGTCGGTGTCGGTATCACCAAAAAGCAGGGCAGCGTGGCCGGGGCATTGGGTAGTCTTGGCGGGAGGATGCCAGCAACAGCTATGGCCGCAGGCCTGGCCGGTGCCATCAGCATCCACGTACATGCAGCGCCGGGCATGGATGAGGATGCTCTCGCCATGAAGGTGGCGCAGAAGATCGAGCAGCTAAGTGCCGTGCGCGGTCGTGCGGCCATTTACGACGGAATCTAAGCCATGATGCTGACCCTGGGACAATTCGTCTTTCAACTGCGCTCCGCGCCCTTCCAAGAGCTGCGCCGCAGCACCGGCCAGCGCTGGGGCAGCAATAACCGCATCGGCAAGAGACCGGTTTATCAGCACATGGGGCCTGGCGAGGACACCATCACCCTGTCCGGACAGTTGATGCCAGAGCTCACCGGCGGCCCCCTGCAGCTGACCAAGCTGCGAGACATGCAGGCCAGCGGCCAGAGTTGGATACTGATCGACGGCCAGGGCTACGTCTACGGCCAGTGGTTCATCGCCCAGATTGAAGAGACCCGAAAACTGTTTTTCCAGAACGGCCAGGCGCGCCTGATTGAATTCAGCCTCAACCTGACCAGGGCTGACGATGACCGAGTGGATCAACTAGGCAGCCTGCAATGAACAGTCCGCACAACCAGCCAGACTACCGGATCATGATTGATGAGGTGGACGCCACCGATCGATTCAATGGTCGACTGATCAGCCTCACCCTGTCAGATAAGCGAGGCTTTGAGGCTGACCAGCTGGACATCGATGTTGAAGACCACGACGGGACGCTCGCCCTGCCGCGCCGCGGCGCCAAGGTCGGTGTGGCGATCGGCTGGGTGGGTTCACCATTGGTGGATAAAGGGCTGTTTGTGGTGGACGAGATCGAACACAGCGGTCCGCCAGACAAGCTCA